CCTCGTTGCCAGGCGTCCAGGAGCATCTGTCTTAACCAATCAGCCGTTTTTAATAGCGATAGCCTGGCGCGAGCCTGGTCGCCAACCATATGGACCCGGTCGTACCAACCCACGATATCTTTAACGGACTTGTCCATGGAGCTTTTCGCATGCTGGCCCTGGGTCAGAGCAAAGGCGCGGCTCCCTTCAAAAAGCGGGATTGCATCTTTGAGCATCGCGACTGGAAAGTAATTAAACTTATCCTTCGAAAGTCCGGCCTGGATCAGTACAACTTCCCACTCCCATCCCTCCCCATCCAGGGCTTGAAGGATTTGTCCATCAGCCTGCTGGGCCACGTACTGGGTCTCGGATTTGACCGAGGTCAGCTCGGCCGCCAGCTCCACCTTGCCCTCCTTCAAGGCGTACTTGATCTCAAAGAGATTGCCGTCAAAATCGGAGACGATCACCCGATCGGAAAACACCTCCATAATGGAGTGAGTGCATCCGCCCCCGGAGAGGGGAAAGCGTTGAGAGAGCGCTTCCCAGACCATCGTTCGAAGCTGTTCATGTCCCAGGTCTCCGGAAGAGGACCCTTCCGCCTGTTTGAGAAGCGCCCTTAAACCGTCAAGGATGTTTTTCATCTGGTCCCCTCTTTTTGAATACAGGATTAGGGGTTAAGCTGACCCCATCAATCCTTCAATCCTATTTTTTCTTCTCAGGCTTCCCATTCTTAGACACCCGGTGCTTGGAGCCATCCGCCAGGCAGATCACCACGGTGTCGCCGACCTCTTTAAAAGCCGTGACATGGTCGAGGGTGGCCTTCACCTGGATGGGGAAAACCCTTTTAACATCCTTCCCATCTTCCTTGACCTTGCGTTCTTCGGTCGTGTTGAACACCAGACCCTCAAGGTATTTGGGATCCAGTTCTGCTTGTTCTGCCTTACTCATCTTTAATCACCCCCTTTCCTTTTAGTTCAGGGTTAAGGATTCAAGGATTGAGGGATTGAAGGGTTAAGACTACCTCTTTAATCCTTACCCCATTGATCCTTCAATCCCGATTTTATCAATCCTTAAATCCCTCAATCCCGACTCACGGCGGCTGCCAGCGGTTGGGCTTTACCAGCCAATTCCCAGCCTTCTTTCCATGGCCGGGCCACGCAGCCGCAGTTAATCGTGTTCTTTGCCGAGAGTGCCGTGTCTTTCGGATGCAGCGCCGCCTCGATCTCTCCGGTCACCGGATCGATAATCTCAAAGCGCTCGTTGATCCCGATGACTGTGCCATGCAGGGCCAGATGTCCCAACCGGGGAACAGCCGGATGCCCGGCATGGAGCCACTGTTTCTTTAGCCCGCTCACATGAAGCCCCGCGGCCTCAAGGCGCAATTGCCCGGCCTTTCTAAACACCCGGCCAAACTCTTCCCGGACAATCATCTCCGCCCGTTGCGCGATGGTTTTAAACCGCCCCGGATCATCCAGGCTTTTACCGATCATCTGCATCGTCTCAAAAGGCGTCTTGCCTCCCAGCAGACCCAGAGATAAAGTCCTCTGGATCTCCTGGGGGGCATACCGCGTGAGGTTTTTAATCCGTGTCCCAAGATCAGTATGCATCGCCGCCAGTGCATGGACCGAAATGTCCGGGAACTGGGCGACATTTATAAAACGGGCCAGGCTTGCATCCACCGCTTTCTGGCCTTCAACAAACTGGCCGTCCAAATCTTTCTTCAATCCCACAGCGGCCCCCTCTCCGAATTGAATCATCAGCTCGTCAATCCGGGCCAGCAGTTTCGGCTGGTGATACCTGTCCCAGTCCGTGGAAGCGACCTCGGCCGCAATCTGTCGCCGGGCCTCTTCAAGAAGGCTTCTTATTTTTGCCAATGCTTGGGGCGTGAGATCCGCCATGTTTTTCCAGGATTAATGGATCGATAAAATCGGGATTAAAGGATCAATGGGGTAAGGATTGAAGTTTACCCCTTGAATCCCTGAATCCTTTAATCCTTCCCCCTTGTTCCTAGTTAACAACTCGGAACTTTGAACTCGGAACCTTGACCTTTGACCTCTTTAACCGATAGCTCGAAGGCACGATTCGGCTTTGTTTTAAACCGCCTTTTAAAACAGGATTAATGGATTTATGGATTGAAGGATTGAAGTTTGCCCCTTTAATCCCTGAATCCTTTAATCCTTCCCCCTTACCCCCTGAACCCTTCGATCCTTCAGTCCCTGAATCCAGATAATCTTTAGCGGCGCGCTTCTCCTGGTCCTCGGCCACCAGTGCATCCATGTTTTTAAGATCAATCTCGGCCCCAAGCTGCCCCATGGGAATGGAGAAGATTTTCCGTGCCGTGGCCGTATCGATCCATCCTTCCTGCTGGGCTATCACCAGCGCAGACCCCAGAGTCTGAATGACCGTGGCGATTTTGGTCAGGTCCTTTGTCACCATCTCCGGCATGATCACCGAATAGGCATAAGGGTCCTTGACCGATTTTAAGCGGCCCTTCTCGAGCGCCTTGGAGATCTGATAATCCGCCACGGACTCGAAGATGTATCGCACGCGCTTCTGTCGGGCCTCCAGGCGTTTGAATGCCGGATCTCCCATACTTTCGCTTGTAGACCGGTTCACATCCCCGCCGCCGCCGAACCAATGCTCCGGGAATCCCGCACCGCCCAGGATATGGTTTCTTAAAAGGCGGGCACCCTCACTGGTGTCGGAAAATTTCAGGTCCGGCGCCACAGCCTCCCAGGTCACATTCTCGTTATGGGCCCGGACCGAGCCGCGCTTGGGCGGGGGATTGTCCGCATGCCATTTCCGGATCGTGGCCTCGTCCGCGCCTTTCAAAAGCACGTCCCACACGAATGAATTGATAAAATACGCCCGCTCGTTCATATCGAACAAAAACTGATCATAACCGTCCAGCCAGTCAAACAGGTCCAGCAGGTCCGAGACGCCCCGGGAGGTGGAGCTGACTTTATTCACCGCATGATAAAAACAGTCCCCGTCCGAGAACTCTCTTCTCAAGCGTGCCGTGCGCTTGGTGAACAGGTCCTCGTCGTCGCCGTCATAAATGATCCGGTACTTATATTCCTTGGTCGAGCGAATGGATTTCTTTATAATGATGCCGATGGCGATCCTGGCATTGTCCGGATCCGTCACCACTTTCTGGACCAGCACCGGATCCAGGTACCCCAGTCTCAAGTGACCGGTATATTCATTCACAAACGCCGGCCAGATCAATTCCCCAAAGATGCCCAGCTCGGTGACGATCTCTTCCTGCCAGATGGAAAAATTATTAATGGGGTCATACCACAGCTCGTCTAAAAGCTCCTGAAGCTCTTTGTCCTCGTCCGGATCGTTTGCGGCCAGCTTCACCCCTTCGCCCAGAACGAAATTCTTGGTGGTCTCGATCATCCATTTCGCCAGGGAGTTTGCCCGGTAAAGATAAAAGGCGATGTCATGCATCCGGTCCTGGGTCATGGGGTTTAAATCCCGGTCCGAATCTTCCGTGAGCCTCCGGAACCCAAAATCCTCCAGTGGCACCCCGATGCGCGGATAGGCGCCTTGAAGCTGGTCAGATCCCAGGGAAGCATGTATCGGTTGTCTTTTCTTCATCGTGCTCTGCCCATCTGCATCATCCGGGCTAAAAGACCTTTCCGCTCATGGCGCATCTCTTGCGGCTCCGGATCCCGGCCGATATCAATCGCCGGCCCGACGGACGTGGCTGCCTGGGAAGAAAGAGCCTTTGCCCAGAAATGGTCCGCGTGTCCTGTCTTGTCCGTGCGCTCGGCATCGAACCTGAAATTGCCCGTGGCCGTCTGGTAGCGTTTCACCGAATGCAGGCTTGCCCGAATGGCCGGATCCGAAGGGATCCGGACCAGCTTATCCTCAAACTGCTGCTTGATCAGCACGGCGAGAGCTTCTTTGTTCGCGGCCGTAAAATCTATCCCTTCCACTTTATGGGCCCCGTATTTGAGCTGGGCCTCCTCGGCAAGCTGCCGGCCAAGCCCGCTCTGGTCCAGACACGCTCTGCGAAGATTGGGCAGCGACAGCAGCGCGCCTAAAATAAACTTCTGGACAAAGAAGGGCGCTTTGCGAAGCTCGATCACCGCCTCGGCCGCCAGGACAGTGTTCACCTTTTGATCTAGCCAGATCACACTCAAGTCCCGCGTGCGGGCAATGTCCATTCCCAGGTACAGCTCGCCGCTCAGGACCGGGGCTAAAATATTTTTCATGGCATCTTCCGGCGTAACCGGGGGCTCTTTCCCGGACCGGACATGAATTTTGAATAACATCTCAGCCATATTGATAAGCTCGCCCACCCAGGGTGGGGTCTTCACACACTCAGCCGCCTCCACCTGGGAGATCAGCTCATAAGTCAGCCAGGCCGAGACCTCGTCCAGGAACTCCAAAAGGTATTCTTGTGCCCAGGCCTCGTCATCCGCCAGTGCATGTTTTAATTCTTCGGGAGTACACGGCTTTCCTTCTTCGTTTCTCAAGACCAGTCCCTGCGCGATCGCGTCATGAATGGTAATCTGATGTTTGGCATAGCCGTTGTCTGCTATCCACATGTCATAGGCCTTATTATTTTTGCCATTCGGGGTGGTGATGATCACCAGCCGATAGCCCCGGGTCACGGTGGGAAAGACCGCCCGCCAGATCTGCCGGGAATCCTGATGAAACGCAAACTCGTTTAGAATGACATTGGCCGAATGTCCCCGGGCGGTCCGGGGATTGGCGGGGAGTCCCAGAATCCGGGCCCCATTGGGAAACCGAAGCTCCAGTTTAAGATAATCTTTCCCATCGGTGCCCTCTTCCCGGCCTGAAATCAACTTTGCGGCGGCATCGATAGCCTGGGCATGCACCCGGGCCTGATTAATCCATTCCTGGGTTTGTCCTTCCCCGGCGCCCAGCATGACCCAATCCGTTTTCCGTTCATGCGCATCCAATACGGCTCCCAGGGAAGTCACAAAATCCTTGCCCGCCTGCCGACACCACAATTCAAATTTAAACCGTGAGCGATCATTGATATAGGCCTTCTGATATTCATATAATGGGATGATGGCGTTAGACGAGACCATAGACTTCCCTTTTAATCACCTCAAGCGTCTCACGATCTACAGGCTGCTTTTTCTTTTCAGCTTTTTCTTCAATTTTTTTGAACGCGGAATCCAATTTTTGCTTCCAGTCCATCTTTACCCGCTCCCGGGCCACGGAGGATCCCTGAATCTGGGCCACGGCTTTTAAAACCACGCCCAGGGAGGCGCCTTTCAAATCCTGTGTTTTGATCAAATGTTCCATAATGAGCTGCGAGGCCAGCTTTGCCGTGGCCTCTTCTATCTCCAGCGCCGGGCGGCCACCCATTTCGGTCATAATCGCCTCGGCCTGTTTTTGAGTGGTTTTTAAAACCTCCATCCGGGCCATAAAATCCTTGCCATAACGCGCCACGGAGGATTTCCCCACTTCATGGCCCATCTGCCGGATCCAGGCAGCGATCTTGGGATAGCTTTCCCCATCAGCGATTTTCTGATTGATCGCATCCTGGACCTCCCGGGGGAGGGTGCTCACTTTGAAATGCTTTCTTCTGGCCATTAAATTCTGACCCCCGGATCCGGATCGATGTTTCCCTCCAAGAGGTCCTTCCCTTTGGCTGTTAAGCGAACCATGGTCATGGTCAGTCCTAAATGCTCGCTGTGCATTTCTTCCAGTTCCACGTATCCTTTCTCTTCCAGGTAGCTAAAATGCCCGGCCAGCACCCCGGAAGAGACCACCATCCGGATATCATTGAGGGTCAATGAAATCACCCGGTCGGACACCTCGCGAGGATAATTGATATTGATGATCTTAAGAATCCGCCCCCGGATCTCTTTCGCCTCGCTACGGTCAAGGCTCATTGGATTAATTCTCCTCTAGGTTTCGGTCCGCGCAGAGGCGGCTCATTTTTTTGGAGATACTTCCGACCTCCCGGGTGAGGTTGTCCATCTTGGTATCAAACCCGGCAATGGTCCGGATGTAATCATCCCGCATCACATAGGTCTGGGGAATGCTGCTCATGAAATTTGTCAGCTTGTCCCGAACGTCTTTAATGTCCGCCTCATTACTCGTCATCCGCTGGTTGTTGGCAATGGAGATCGTCTTAATATTGTCTCTCATGCCGGCCAGCAGCCAGCCTCCCACCGCCAGCAGGAAGGGAGTGATCGCATTGACAACCTGTAAAATCTCATCCATCACGCCGCTCTCCGACCTGTGATAGGGACCCCGTTAGCCATCCGCTGGGCCATGACGAACGTCCCTTCGCCAAGCTTTAAGCCCATGGCCGCCTGAGCCAGAATTTCGGACTGCCGGCCCAGGGGAAGTTCTATGGTCTGATGGGCCAGACTCCTGGCCTGTTTTTTTCTTAACCGGGCTTCCTGCCTTTTTTGGCTATGAAAAAGGTCTTTACAATTGCCTGGGCCAGTCTTACTGCAAAACTCCTTTGGATGCCCTCCACGCTTTTGGCGCTCCAATTCCACCCCGCATTTCTTACAAAACATCCCAGACCTCCTCAGACGTTAAAATCATACGTCGATAAAAGGGGTGTCCTGCCCCGTGCCACCCCTTTTTTGTCTTCCCCAGCAAAACTGGCTATGGTACTACCACCCCCCCCCAATTTGCTTAATTTGAGGCCAGGCATTCCGAATACTTTTCCTTGATCCTGGCAAAGGCCTGGGGCGGGAAGGGCCTCTCGCCATGCTTGACTTCACTCAAAAATATGGGGGACATCCCAAGCAAATGCGCCAGTGTGCTCTGTGTGATCTTGTATTTTCGGCAAATATTTAAAATACTCTGATGCAAATTAAAAACAGATTGCTTCGCCGATTCGCGCGCATCCACCTGATCCGCCTCTCGCATTAAACAAACTCCACAGAGCTTCAATCCTGCGCGCACGTCATGTCGTTCCATTTGTCCACACCGCGGACATGCAGATTTTTTCCATGCCATCTTCCTTCCTCCTTTTTTTATTCTTGCCCCTTAAACCCCTAAATCCTTTAATCCTGTTTTACTGCACCGGCACCCTGAACCTGATATCTTTCTGAGATCGGGTGGTCGGGCTGGGATCATCGTCCTGGATCTGCAGCTTCACCTCGTAAATCTCCTCCACCGCGCCGGCTTTAATGATCACATCCACAAACAACCCTCCCGGCCGGATAATCGTTCCCCCGATTAATGTCGCCGAGGCGTCCTGCCCGGCCTTATCCACCGCCGTAGTGTTGGCGCTGTTCACCAGCCTGCCGGACCGCAGCCACTTCGTCGCATCGATGGGCTGCAGAAAAATATCAAAAGGCCGTTTTGCCGGAACAGCAAAATCTACCGCCATCTCTTTTGACCTTCAATCCTTAAATCCCTCAATCCCGCCTTTCATCACTGCTGTTTCCACCTCAACGTCACCTGCAAGCTCTCACCCGAAGCCAGGGTTCTGCTTTGTGACAGGGCCAGGCAGTTTAAAGCCTTGCCCGTGTTATCCGACGTGGTGGCCAGCACCCCGGCATTCACCGGCCCCCAGGACCCTCCCGAGGCAGTAAAGGTTTCGGTAGAGCTGGTGGCCTGATAATCCCCGGAATCCAGCGCAAGAGTCGGCCAGCCGGTAGAGGTGCGTTCTATGAGCTGTGCGGCATAACCATTGGTGGAAGGCTCACCCGCCAGAGTGGAAAGCGCCTTGGTCTCGGTGCAGGTATCGTTATAAAGCCGGATAAAATACTGGGTAGGGCAGGAAGTGGCCCGAAGATAGCAGTCCAGCATGGACTGCTCGCCCTCATCGATGACGGCGTTTCTCAATGGCCCAGAGTCCCAGAGGACCTGACCTGTGGCGTTGGGCCCGGAATAATGGACGAACCGCCAGGCGACATTATTGGTAGAATTTTCGTGAATCTGTTTGGCAAAGATCAAATCAGATTTAAAAGCATCTCGTAGAGCGGCTTTTTCATCGAGAATTTCAAGATCCACCCCGGGGCCGAAAAACATCCAGGAACCAAGAGCTATCAGCAAAAGACCAGCAGTCGCCCAGCGCCAGCGGACCTTGAATCGATGGGTCTTCCCTAAAATTCGCACGTCGTATTGCTTTTGCTCTTCCATGTCAGCTCCTTTTTCTGGGCATAAAAAAAAGACGTTCCTCCGCCCTTCCAGAGAAACGCCTTTTCCATGACTTTTTTTTAGGATTAATGGATCAAAGGGGTAAGGATTAAAGGGGTAATCTTAACCCTTCAATCCCTCAATCCTTGAATCCCTCAATCCTACCGCATCAGTCCACGCGGTTATTTAATTGTCACCGGCATTATAGCCGATTTTTAATCAAGGTTCTACAACAAAAACTTCAATCTCCGGCACGTCAAACTCCTTGGCGCTGGGCAACACCTCATAAGCCTCAATCGGGGGAATGATATAAGCTTTTTGTCTGGGCAACGTCACCGCCAGCCCGAAAAACGCCTCCGACAATTGATCCACGCCCACAGCCAATTCGGTGCGTGTCTCCACATAATGCTGCAAGGTGGCAATCGTCGGGGAGCCCGTGGCCACCTCCGAAAGCTCATGCACAAATTGCTGTAGGGTGGTGATCGAATCCACCACCACGGAGGTTTCGGAAACCGTCTCCAGGAACCCATAAAGCTCGGTCAGCGAGTCCACGATAGTGGCCAGGTGGATGAGCTGCTCGGCATTATACTGCTGCAACGCCGTGATCTGGTCGGCAATAAGAGCCGATTCACCCAGGGCCTCGCGCTTATGATAAAGATCCACCAGGGTAATCAGTCCCAGAATATCCGACTTGATCGCCTCCACCTGGTGATAAAGCGCCGTCACCGTAATCGATCCGGCGACCAGTTCATTGAGCAGGTGAATAAAATGCTGGACCGCCGTGATACTGTCCTGGGCCGTCACCACCTCGTTTAGGATTTCGAGATTGGATTTAATGTCTGTCACACTGTCCGTAATCTGACCGGCCTCGGCCAAATTCTCAGCGGTAGACAGCGTGCGCCGATAATAATAAATATAGCCTGTGCTACCCATTATTCAGTCCCCAAAACTTTAAACTTACAACCATTGCCAGGGGTTACCGGTAGCGGTTCTGTCATGACGATAAAATCGGTGGACGTATTAAAACTGCTGGCCTGGGCAATAATCCCACCGACATTACAAGTCGGGTTTCGTAAAAACCGAATACTCCACCGCTGGGATCCGCCTCCTCCGCCGGGCGTGTTAATCGTGTCAGGGATATCTGTTTTGAACGTGGTGGCGGTATTCCCCGCATCAGAGAGGACGGTATAAATTTCAGTCCCAACAGCCACCACCATCACAGGAGAATCTGCAATGATGCCAGAAAATCTTCCCAGGCCATTAGGTTTCGCTCGACAAGTATCCCCTGGAGTGCTGGCCACAGCATTGGTATTCGTCACATGATAAATCCCTCCACCCACATGCGCTACTGGTCCAGAAGCCATAGTGGGGGCTTTATTCTCACACTGAATCGTAAACTCAACATTCGTGGCATCCAATGGATTCCCATCTCCACGATCACTCACCAAAGATGAATTCTCCCCACACCCAATCTGTACGCCTATGAGGAAAGATTGGGTCGTTCCGAGCACCTTATCACCGCCGAATATGGACTTTGCCCCACACCCAGAAACGCCAGGTGAAATGGGATTTGCGGCTGGTATGGCCGAATCCTCGTTGCTTGGCGTGGATTGATTGGTTCCATCATCAGCGATAATCCTATAATAATAAGTCGTGCCATTTGTAAGCCCCTGATGTGTATAACTTAACGTTGTATTATCTGTAAATGTAGAGATTAACGCCGACGTTGCCCCGTCGCAAAGGTTACTGGACGAGTGCTGTCCACCGCTAAAATTATCAATCACGAATACAGTGTTCTTAATCGAAAAACCAATATAACCGGCAGAGGTATAGGTTCCATCAGTTCTGTTTCCAAGGCTGACCCAACTTCCACCAGAAGCCTTATACATAGGGGTATGTGTCGATCCTTCAGCGACAATACCCACGGCGTCGCCATTACTCAACTCCTGCAAGAAGTCGGCCCCTATTTGTTCACCCTGATCATTAGTAATTTTAAAAATCCTCCAAGTGTCCACTCCAGATTGTTTCTTGATCTCCAATTGATACCCGCTAACTGTTGATGTGTTTGGAGTGGTGATCCTGTATTGGATAACCACTTCATCCCCAGCAACACCTACAGTTGGAACATCAAAGTAGGCTTCAGGGTTGGCATAGGTCGCAACGTTATAGTAAGCCTCTCCATACCCAGTGGATGATCTTTTGACCTGATTAGTGACCACTG